TTTAACTTCTTTTGCAGCTGTTGCCGGTGTTGTGCCAACAATACATAGCACGGCCAATAGCACCATACATCGCGCCCGAGCTATCCGGCACACCGGCTCGTCTGCGAGTCTGGAGCGTACCAATGCTGTCAAATACCGAGCGTGATGTTGGGCGATTCCAACAGGTTTCGCACACCTGTGGACAAAGCCTGTGGATAACTTATTCACAATGACATCTCCTCAATCCGAGCATCATCAACGATTTTGATGCCAAATGTGCCACAGCTCATGCATTGTGCAAACCACTCATGCTCTGTTAATTCTGCACCTTTCTTAAGTCCATGGCGTTGCTTTGGCTTTCCATACAGCTTTGAACAGATCGAACAATCAAATTGAAGGATGTGCATAGTTGCTCCTTTGTAAAGTCTCAATAGGTTGCAGATTGATTTGAGGCACACTCCAATTGTTTTGTGATGCATTTCGATAGCGTGGTTTCTTTGCTATTGATACCGGCATCCAGCCAACAATGTGCATCTTTGGTGCGTTGCCTGTGACAAGTACGGCAATGTCACGATCATGTCGATCTGATTCTTGAATCCACAAATTGCTGGCTGGATTGGCTGACCATTTGACCTCAATGTGCTCGCCCACATCAGCTTTGGATTTATCCCATGTGATGCCCGGTGTGTATTCATAGCCCAATCGCTTGGCCACTACTAGCTCGGCCAACATTGATTCGCCCATCTGTGCCACATATTCAAACCATGACAGGTTTTTGACGATTCGTGAGCTGTGATCAGCTGATCGATCATGGCAATGTTGAATTGCCGCAATCATGCATTGCACTTCCTCAATGCGATCTATCATCGACAATCACCGCAAAACCAAATGATGTTATCTTGCTTGTCATAGCCTTTTTGGTAGCCAAAATGATCTAATCGCCTCAGCTGTGAGCATTTGTCGCATTGCTCGATTTTGTATTCCTCAACAATTTCGCCATTGCACATCAACCTGGCTTTCATCTCTTGAGGATAAATGATCTCGACAAAGTCGCTCATACCTGTGGCTCCCATGTTCCCGTGCTGCGTAAGACATACCAACGAGGCGTGCATTGCTTCTCTTTGATTTTCTCGCTGCAAAAGTAGCCGCCCCATGATTTGGGTGCATCTGGCTTGCTTTGATTCCAACGCATCGATCCATGTGAGCACGATGGCACGGCATCAGCTGTCCATGCAGAATCGGCCGATGATCCAAATGATGGTGTTCCGGCTTGCTCAGCTTCGACGGCTGTTTTATAACTCGGCACATCGCCATGTTTGGTTGCCCAATAGTCATAATCGGCTGCCGGTGTTTCACTCTTGACCAATGCCATGACCTCTTTGGTGGCTTTTTCTGTGTTACCCATAACTAACGCCATCACGCGCATCAAAGCTGATGTGCAAGTGTCCTCAATCATCCAGCGTTTCATTTTGTCCGGATAAGCTGCGAGATAGCCATATGCGTAATCAATGCCAGCTGGATCGATTTCGGTTTGATTGCGAAATGCTTTTGCTTGTACTAGCACATAGCCTTTTTCGGCATTGAATTCAATGATGTGTGATTCCAACCTACCTTGCGGAAATGTAGCAATCCATCGGTCTGTGCGCTCTTTGTTGCCTTCGTATCCATCCATGAAAGAAGCCATCACTTGACCTTCCGATCAGCCGATACCGCATGGCGTGCCACGGCTCGGCCTCTTGTATAACCTTGTCGCTCGCCTTCCTTAAAACCTACCGAATAGGCCATGACAGCCCATAAAGCCCCAGCGATCAAACACATGATCACAATTGATGTTTCGTTCATTTTGTTGCTCCCGATTCTGGGAGCCGCGAATCAGCTCCCGAAATAAAGAGTGACAGGCAAAACCGACAAGTTCAACAATCACGCTTAATTGGCGGCGTGTCGCTACTTCTTTTGCTCAATGAGCTGTGTGTACAGATAATCCAAACGAGCCTCGATGCGTGAGATTTGATCCTTCATACTCGATCCCGAATTCGGTGAAAGTTCGCTCATGACCGCTTTGATGATGATTCTCATTGACGAATAGACAGCTGCCAATGTCGTGAGTACAAGTCCACCAACAGCTGTCCACTCGCCCACGCTCACTTTTTGATGCCCAAAGCGTGATCGTTAGGATTTGCCCAACGAGCTAAAACAGGCACAATTCCAGCGATCAAGCCCATGGCCAAATCTTTGGGATTGGTGTTGCCAGTCATGTACACGGCCAGACATCCGGCCACCGCGCTGCGCATCCATGATGCTGCCGCTGCCTTAAATTGCTCCATCATTTTTCTCCTTTTGGTCGGTCGGGCAGATCACCCGAAAACGCGCCATAAGTTGGTCGGCCATAACCGACAACAAATGACCTTGCTCCCAAAGTTCTTGATTTCACCATGACCTCGCCGCCATTGCGCTGATCGCCTTTGCCGGATGTGTTGCCTTCAATGGTCACAATTTGTTTGTCAGATACCCGGATTACCAAACCAATGTGATTGATGATTGTTTTGTCATCGACTATAAAATCGAAAAAAACCAGATCACCAATTTTTGGCTCGGTGTGCCAACGCTTCATTTTCTTAAAAGCCTCAGCTCCAGCTCGAGTGCTTACGACATTTGGCAAATCCACACCGGCCTGATCAGCACACCAGTTAATGAAAGACCCACACCATGGCAGCTTGTCGGCTTTCATAAATTTGCCGTATTTCGTCTCATTGTTGCCGGTTTCAGCTGTGCCCACTTCAGCGAGCGCAACCTGAATTAAACGCGGCAATGTGCCACTAGGAAAATTCGACTTTATGTTCGACACTAAAACACTCCCATCGTTTTGAGTCGTTGTTAAACATCAATTCCTCATGGTCACAATCAAGTTTTGGCGAAATGAAAGCATCATCTATCGGATCGTATGTGTAACCAATTCCGGCAAAGTTATATCGGATTTTTCCATTGTAGGAAGTTCTGACACACTTTTGATTTCTAAAATTTCCATACCAAGTTTCAGTGTCCAAACCTTCAATAGTTTCTGTTTCATCAATGCCGACAATAACCTCAGTGACAATGTTGTTTTCATCTAGAAATGCGTAATGTGCCATTATGTCCAACTCACATTTCCTGTGCCAGCTGTAATGGTGGCTATTTTATTGCCACCACTTGGAGCACTTTCTGAACCTGTTAAACCTGAACCAAAACTAATTGTGCGAGTATCTGGATATCGCAAAATAACAACACCTGAACCGCCTGCTGTGTTTGATAAAGCACCAAGACCACCACCGCCGCTGTTGGCTGCTGGCGCGCTTCCACCAGTAGTACCTCGACCGCCTGCTGCATAAGTAACAGATGAGCCTGTGATGGAAACTGCTACACCTACTCCAGCAGTTGAACCTGATGCTGCGCCGCCTGCACCGCCACCACCACCGCCTACACCGCTTCCAGCAAGTGATCCGTCAAAACCTTGATTGGCGGTTCCAGTACCAAAAGTTCCACCGCCTGCACCGCCACGACCGCCGCCCGAGCCACCATTGCCACCTGTGGCATTAAAAGTTTCGCCGCCGCCTTGACCACCACCAATGGATGTTACAGTTGAAAACACTGAATTTGAACCCGGCGAACCTTGATCTGACGATACTCCTGCCGCGCCACCTGCACCAACAGTTAGAGTGTAATTTATCAATGTTGCGAGACTTAAAGCTGATTCTAGTGATCCGCCGCCGCCTGTGGCAGTTACAGTTGAACGAAGTCCACCTGCTCCTGCGCCGCCGCCAAAGTTACCAGTTCCCGATCCACCACCACCGCCGCCTGCGATTACAAGATAATCAACAGAAAATGCAACGCTTCGCGGTGTGCCAGAGCTTGACATGATTCCTAGTATTGGGCTCATTAACTTAAGTCACCCACTACTAAAAACTCATCCACACCAATGCAAATAACTGTGGCTGCCGAATATTGAGCTCTCAATTTCGGTGCTGTTGAAGTAGCACCTGTTGAGCGAATTGTTACACCTGCACCTTGAGCAAAAGTCACCTGACCTGCGCCCCGTTGATATACATTGATCTGATTTCCAACGCTAAACACCGATGGAGGTAAAGTTAAAGTAATCGGGCTCGCGTTATTGAGCTGCACCAGCTTGTTTGCAGCATCCGCAATCACCAAAGTATATGTGGTGCCTGTTTGCGCGTTAATTGCCAAAGTTGTTCCGGCCGTGGAGTCATAACCAATGCCAACCGATCCCGATGTGCCGCCCCCTGTAATCGGGCTTGTAACTGTAACAGCTGTAATATCTCCAACATCATTTGTGACCCATACAAAATCCATGTTTGTGTTTGAATTTTTTGCAAGAATCTGGCCTGTTGTACCACCTAAAAGATCGGCCATTGATGAATCGACCGCCTGACCAAATACCTCGAAATCGGCTGGCAAATCCGTGACCAAATCTGTGGCCGTGGGCATTTGCCAATTGAAATTGCTCGTTGGATTGCTCATGTTTTCTCCTTACGCCACAATCGTGGCATTGATCCAATCCAAAGTTGGATTGATTGTGTTCCATGTTTCAACAATCGGCACATCGTTCCATCGCATGGCTTGCAATGAAAACGCAATCGGTGAGACGATCATTGAAATGCTGACCTGATTGTATCTGGCCGAAAATGTCCAGCCTTCAACGAAACCCAGAAAATCGCCAGAATTCATGTTGAGTGGCAAATTGGAAATGTTTACCGGCATACCTATGAAAACCCCGATTAAGGCATCCCGGTCAGAATCATCGATGTCTGGATTGGCCAGCTCAAATGTGATGTTGTTGAAATTAAATCGTGGATAAGCTCTCAAAGCAAGGTAAAAATCGGCCTGATCCTGAGCATCGGCTAAATGCCGCAATGTCGTTGTGAAAATCTGTGACAATTGACCATAGAGCCCAATCGATTCGGGGTCGCTGGCATTGGTTTCATTTGTACTGTTTTGGCCGTATTCAATTGTGATGTTGTTTCTAACATCACCGGCTCGTTGCTTAATCATCAAACCTGATGCCAACGCATCATTTGCCGAAAGATCAACATAACCATTTAAGGCCAAATAATTTGTTCGGTGTGTACTGTCCGAATACCCGATGCGGCCTTGTGGATCCTCGTAAATGTAGCCCAATCCCGATGTTGCCAAAGCTGCGACAAGCGAATACACATCAGTCCGGTTGGATGATCGCTGTGACAGCTCATAATTGCCCGGACGATCAATTTCGCCCAATCCTGTGTTTTCGGCATCTTGCCATTGGGTCGTTGGATCATAGGTTGCCCATGTCAAAGCTTGAGGTACTTCCTGCCATGAGGCAAACAAAACATCTTTCAAAATGTCAAAAATCTGATCGCCATCAAAATCATGTTGCAGAACACCATCTGTTAATGCCTTTGGCAACCTAGCCAATGCACCCAAAGCAATGATGTTGATGCGCTGTGCGTAATCGGTTGCACCGACCTCAGAAACAGCAATGCTTACTTCAACAACCGATCCACCAAAAATTGGCACAAATGTAGCTGTCGAATCCTGCAACTCAATCGTCAATGAATCATTTATTTGAATTGTGATATTCGTGTGATCTAGATTGATGATTTGTAAATTGGTGTAGCCGGCTTGAGGTTGCTCATAAATGTTTGTGCGACCGCTCGTGATTGTAAGGTTGGCCAAAGTGAGGTTTTGGTATTGCACACCGCCAATGGTTACACGCCAAACAGGATTGAAAATGCTCATCAGATCGCAACCAAAGCTCCAGCACCTAAAGTGCCGCGATAAAAGGAATTGTTAAGCGCATCAACCACGGCTCGGTTGAAACCTTCCTCATCGATGACCGATGCTGAATTCACATTGATTACAATTCTTTCGGCTGTCGAAAGCCCACCTGTGGCAGCTGTACGAGCAATTGCGGCTGCTTCACGCGCCTGTCGTAATCTTTCGGTTTCTGCCTTTAATTCCTCGCGCCTTAAAATTGCAGCTTGCATTGCTGGTGAATAAGCCGAAAGCGGTGCTCCTGTAAAAGTCGGTGAATCTGGATTGGGAGCAAAAATGGTTGTTGGCGTGCCGGTTTGGAAACCACCACCCGTAATTTGACCACCTGATCCATCCTCGCCACCAAACACCAAACCTTGAGATACAGCATTGCCTTCAAAGCTAGCACCGGTTATATTGCCAAAAAAGCGTGTGACTGGATTATCTTTCACAAAATTTACAAATTCTTTTAATTTGTTAATTGTGTTTGTGATAAATCCGACCAGCTTTGAAAAGCCGGTTACAAGGCCACCCACGATTGTGCCGATACCTTCCAACGCGGTTTTGAAAGCACCGCCCAAAAGTGGTGCAAGATACTTTTTGATAAAATCCCACACCTTTGCGAGTGCATCATAAAATGGCTGCAATTCCTCTGAATTGTCGCTGATCGCTTTTTTGATCTTATTGAAAGCAGATTGCAAACCTTCAAGGATTGGCCTCACGACCGATCCAATTGCCGGAATTACTTCCTCGTATAAGAATTTCCACCAGCTAGTTAAAATAGGCAGCAAATCATTTTTGATGACTTTGAAAATTTCGCCAAATGCTGGCCCCAATGTTTTGCCTAAATTGTCTGCAAAATTTTGAATTGCCGGGATGCCTTTGTCCACAAATGCGCCAAGCAATGGTGTGAGCGCATCGAGCACATACGATCCGACAGTCTCTTTGGCTTCGTCAAACGCGACAGTTAGCCGCGCCATTTTGCCTTGAAATGTCTCAGCTTGCTTTGATGCCTGACCTTCAAAAGTCTTTGACAATGCTAAAGCCGCAGCATCAAAATCCTTTGATTTGATAATGGAATCATCGATGCCAACGCCCAGTTTTTTGAGTGCTCCTAGGTTGCCGTCATAGGCCTTGCCTAATGCCTCCGACACCGCCTGCAAATCTTTTCCGGTACCTGCTGCAATGTCCAAAGCTAATGATTGCAATTCCTGTGCTCTGGTCGCATCTTTTGTCGATCTAATCAATCGATCCAGCGATGGCCTCAATTTGTCATCGGTTATCCCGTTGGCCAATGCTGTTTGTGTTATGTAATCCTCAACAGCCTTGATCTGGTTATTTGTTGCGCCTGTGACATTTTTGAGAGTGGTTGCCAATTTGGCTTGAGCGGCTTCATCCTCGACCGCTGCCTTTACTCCATCAACCAGCAATTTGCCAGCATAAGCTGCGGCAGCTGCACCGGCTACGGCAAAAGCTGCACCGGCTTTCTTAGCAAATCCACCGAGCTTTGACCCAAAACCTTCAACCTCGTTTGATCCTGCACCAAGATTCTTTTTGAGGTTGTCAATATCAGCCAAAATGGAAAGTTTAAGTGTCCTACTTTGTCCGGCCATCACCACTCCTTCAAAATCTTAGTAAATGCAGCTTCCCATTGAGCGATGATATGAGGTTGCTCAGCTCTCAAGGTTGGATAAATAAAGTATCCTTTTGAGCCGCGACCTTCACGGCCTGACCACACGGGAAATTGCTTGAATTTATTTGAACCAAATTCGTAACCGCCCCAAAGCTGTTGAGTCGTAGCGCCACCGCTAAATTTCTGAGAAACAAAGCCAAATGACAATTCACCAATTTTTGATGATTTGCTTACACGCGATCCATCAGCAACACGGCTGGCCGCATTGTTTGATCGGCCACTAGCTGCACTTTTGATTTTTGATTGCACATAAGTGGCCAAGCCATTTGATACGCCTTTGGCCTGTTGTACAGCTGCATCGTCCATGCCTTTGAAAGCCTGCAAAATGCCACGCAATTGAGCCTTGTCATAAGTAATCGACTCAGTTGCCATTTCTTTTCCTCAGTATCTCGAAAGCGGTTAAAATATCCTCAGCTGTTTGAAACTCTGATCGTGACAATCCTGTATCGATAGCCAATTCCCAAATAATCCGGTTTATTGATCCGGATTCGTAACTTTTGGGTTTTCGGTTTCTCCCATGTTTATGTCAGTTACAGTTTCACACCACATTTCAAAAGGCTTGACAGGTTTTCCAGCTGCCTCGCGTTTCATTGCGTGATATGCCAAAAACATCAAATCAGCAATTCCCAGCTTGTCTTGTACTTGCTGGATCGTGTTGCCGGTCTTTTGTTCCCATTTGACCCACTCTGGTGGGAGCGCGGTATAGGTCGCGCTCTCCCCAGCCGTGTATTCAATTGTGATTGCTAGTTTCATTTATTTGCTCCCGATTCTTTTCTTAGCTGTATGTCTCAGTAGGTTGGCCAATGACTGTCAATGCCCATGTGTCTGTGAGTGCTCCCGGAGCAGCACCGCCAGCTGATGGAAAGATTGGCAAAACTGTGAAAGTGAAAACCGCTCCAGTAGCAGCTGTTAAAGAAACAGCCACAGGCGTGTTTGCGTTGTTTTCCGCGTTATTCCACATATTTTCAAACAATGAGCCTTGCGTAGCTGTTGATCCCCAGTCCTGCAAAAGTTCGATTGTGAAAGTCCATTGCTTATCGACCGATCTATACGCTGGGCCGTTAAGTGTTGTGTATCTTTCGATGGTGGTGTCACAAGCCAGCGTTGCCGATGTTGTCTGTGCTGCATAGACTTTTGTGTCCAGCGTGAAAGACACATCGCGGCCGGTAATGATTACTGTACTCATTTGATCTCCTTAATTGGTGTAGTAGGTGCTTACTTGTAAATCGGCCGTGAGGTATTTACCT